AGACCTTGCGGTGAAGTCACAACCTCGAAGCCGTTGTGCGGAAGCGAGCCGTCACTCTTGATGATGCAGTAGTCGGAACCTAAACGGCTACGCACAAGCTCAGCGGACTCGTTGGTGTTGTGATCGCCAGACGTCATCTCAAGCTCGATGCCCATCGTGAACTCACCGAAGTGAGACGACACAATGCTAGACACGTTGCCAAGGACATGAAGCACGTTGGTAGAGTACGACATGATCGGCTGGTCGCGTTCATCACGGTCATAGTCCTCATCGTCATCGTCGCCCTCGCTGTCACGATCATACGTATAGTACGCATCACGAGTCTCCGAGTAGTACGCATCATCACGAGGCCAGTACTCCCCAATGTCCTCACAGTACACCGCATCGTCACTGAAGCACGAGTCACACCACGTATCGTTACGCACCTCGTGTGTGTTGATCTCATCCTCGTAGTGACCGCAGTCGCAAAGCACAATGCCCATGTCGCCCATGTCAGTGATTACATCGAACGCACTTCTCATTGGCTCCGTCATGTCTGAGTAACGGCTGTCCAACGCAAAGAACCTAGAACGTATCTCCTCATTGCTGATGGACTCATCGCCTGCCTTAGCACGTGCAACGAGATGACCAAAAGCCCTGAACGAGTTACGCACTTGGTTGAACGTTGTCTCGCCGTAGTAGTACCCGCCTTTGAACACAGCGTGTGGGCTAGAGCCAGACGATACCGAGGGGTCATGCCTACGTGAGTAAGCCTCGACCACAGTATCAATACGAACAGCCAACATGTTGCGAATAGAACGAGGCACATCAGTCATTGACTGTGGCGTCAACAAGCCACGCATCATCATGTGCATGTCGTAGCGATCACGGCTCTCAGCAACAGCTTGACTGTAGGTGATAGCGCATGGTGCAATGGCAGCATCAGGGTTGACACGATAGCGTGAGGTGCGAGTCCAGACAGCTAGCATCGGGGTGGTAATCAGCTCAGTGATTGCCGATCCGTTGAAACGCTGTGCATCTGACACAACTAGACGCCTGCGACTGGCGTTGTAGACCATATACCGACCACGAAGGGATACGATATAGATAATCTGACTGAGCGAGTCGACGATGTCTTCCATCACGAATCTATTTATTTGAAACATATGTTTCTCCTTGATTTATAAAGTTGAAATACAAACACATCGGGGACAGCGTCCCCGATTAACTAACACACGATCTCAACAGACCGCAGGCACCTCCATTTCTCTGATTGGGTTGATGAATGTGACAGTGAATTCACGATGTTTGCCCATGATTCGTTCACCTGACTCGAAGATGTAGAACAGGTTGTTCCGATCAAGCAGGCTGTCAAGAACAGAGTCACGCATAGAGTCGGACAACTCCGCAGGCATGACTAAACAACGATGCTCAAATGGTTTGTTGTCATCGTTCCAATATCCTTCAATACAAATTAACTTAGCTGTTGCCATTTCATTTACTCCTGTTGTTGACTGCTTCTACTACCTCATCAGCACACGCACGCCACGATTCCTCGCTTATGAATGTGTTGTCCTTTGACCAAGGCGGTGACACCTTAGTTTGTTCTGCGTACTTAGCGATAGCCTCGATGATGAATGCCTGCATTAGCACACCTTGTTGTGAATGCGTCATGAGATCGGTGACCAACTGGATGTTGGTCTTGCGTTTAGCTTTCATTATTTTCTCCTTGGTTAAAAACTAGATTCGGCGTACACGACTCGCCCCTTTTTCATGTGTTCGAGAATCGGTGCTGTGAGGGATGCATCAAACAAGCGTAGGTCACTCTTGTACAAGCGCACAGTCACGTTGTTAAACTCGTCTTGTATGCCTCCTCGTTTGCGATACAGCCCAATAAGTACTTCATGCAAGTCCCAGTCATTACGCCACCAAAGGACTTGCTTCCATCTTGGGTTTGCGTCATAGCGTGAGCCGATGTATGCATCGACTGGCTTTGTAGTAACGGCACGAGGCACGCTTAGTATGTTGATGTCTAATCCCATGTTCACTCTCCTTAGTTAATAAACTTGCCATCTTTCGCCATCTTCAGTACAGGCTTGGCTTGCGCTGACTGAAGCATCCCTATCAGACTCGTGAAGTTAGCGCTCTCCGTTTGAGATACAGAAAACGCACACGCCCCAACGGGCTGATCCTTACTGTCGTAGTACACCTCCATGATTTCCCACACACCATCGGTGCGTGTCTTGTCTACTCTGCGTAGATTCCACTTGCCAGTTATGTCCACCTCTGGTTCATACACGGCGTATGACTTGCCGAAAATGTTTACTGTCTCACTCATTTGCTTTCTCCTTCGTAGTGTTCCTGTGCAGGCTCGAACTTAGGCGTAGTGCAACCTCCCGATGCTCTCTTTGCGGTCAGAAAAGCTAGAGGTATCACGTCACGAGTGATCACATCACCATGGTTGTTGTACACATATATGTGTATCTCGGGGTTTGTGTACGTCTCATCAATGAACGCCTCGATGTAGCCATTGTCTTTGCCGACATTGATGACGGCACTCTTGACCTCGTTGTCAAGCATGGTTACTGATAATTTCATTTTGTTTCTCCTTATAAAAAATAGTTGGCAGGGTTCTGCGTACGCAGGTCATCCATCTCAACGAGGTATTCCTCGATGTTGGCTTGCAGTTCAGGCGGTAGGTGAGGCGTTAAGTCCTCAACGATGCCGTCGTTCCATGTGACAGTCAGCTTGACCTCCACGATGGCGTGCGTAAATTTGCTGTGTGGTTCTCTTTTCATTTTGATTTCTCCTTGATTAGGCAGTAGCGGGATGGTGAACGGCATTGCCCAAGCGCCATTCACGGGGGAAACTAGATCGGGGACAGCGTCCCCGACTGAGAGGGAATCCCACAGGGAATCCCACAAAAAAGATGAAACTCGTCGTCACAAGACGCCACTCCACGTCGCAGGTATGTGCTCAGTGTCAGTCAGTCGATTGATTACTTTCAGAGCTTCACGCATACGCGAGAGCGTTGCCTGCCCAACCTCAGTTGGGTTCATCTCCTGCTTGCGTTCAAGCGTCTCTATCTCTTTGCGTGTGCGGGCAAGCAGCTTGTCCCGTGCCTTTGCGTTCTGCTCAGGGGTTGTCAAGCGTTGGAATGGGACTTTGCGCTTAGCCCGTGTCTTGTGCGGTAGCGCCTCGAACGCTAAAGCAATGCGTATCTTTATCTTGTCAGGCACCCAGTCTGTCCAATGCTCGCCGTTGTTGGGCAGGGATTTTTCTAAGGCGAGTTGTATGGGCGTTGCATCGAGTGAGGCAAGGGGCTGAGCGAACCTACTCAATAATGTCTCCATCACCAAGATGTACGCATCGAACGCCTCGACTCGTGACTCATCGTCAAGATCGTATGCACGCCCAACCTTGGCATTATTGAGCTCGTACCGCAGGGGTTTGAGCACCTTGTCCCATTCGTTTTTTCTCTGAGACCTCGTGATCTTGTCGACACGCTGTGCTTCCTTCGCCTCTGCGACGGCTGTTTTAATTGCATCCATTTCCGCTGGGTGTATGCGTTCCTTCAATAATCTTTGGTGAAGATCGTTGGGTTTGAGTTTAATGTATGTGTTGAGCATGAGATTATTGAACCTCGTATGTGTGAAATGTTAAAAAAGGAGTGATTAAATAGTTTTGCCATGTGATGCGCCAAGCGGAACACCGCACGAATGCTAGTATACAGCGAAATGTGGCAGTGTATCTATGTAATTTCCAAAAGGGTAACGCCAGCCAAATAAAAAAATGGCACGTTCAGAAAAATACACACACCCCCCCAGATACTCTTCTATATATATATATATATTTATAAAAAGATAGATAGAGTGCCAGATTTTGCGGGAACGCTAGTGTTCATGCGGTGTTGCAGGTGGCGCAACAAGTGGCAAAGTTCTTTAATCTCCGCCATCGGTATTTTACAGCACCTGTGGTCTTCAATAATCTCAGATAATTGAAGATCGGGGACTGAGTCCCCGACTAAAGGTTCAAAGTAAGCTGCCTCATGCCTCGACTCCATTCTTCGAAGGCTTTGCGTGACTCGAATACAACGCCACGCTTCTCGGGTGCACGCTTACGGAATACGTGGATGTGGTGCTGTGATCCGTAGCTGATGGTTTGATAGTGGTAGTCGATGCCACCTCGTGTGATTGTGCCTATCTCCTTGATGATTGGCTGGATTAGATTACGCATGGTTATTCTCCTGTGATGATGAGCATGAGTTGAAAGCCGAGCAAGAACGAACCGCCAAGCGTGAGCAATGCCCACAATGGGGCAACGCCGTACTCGTTCATGCCGTTAAAGCCTACGACGATGGAGGTGACAAGTGTGAGTGAACACACGATGTGTGATATGACTGCTGTGGGTTTCATGATTGACTCCTTGAGAGTTGTTGTGTGGGCAGGATCGCCCCGTAAGCACAGCACGCTGTGCTTACAGAGTTTCCTCTTAGCGAATGATTATTGACATGGGGCGGTTGTTACGGCACGCCTCACGATATGCGTGGAACATGATCTGCTTGATGAGATTAAGGTGTTGTTTGCTCATGATGAACTCCTTGAGATTATTGAGTGAAATGGATTGGACATAAAAAGAAACACCGCACGAGCCAAGCCCTTGCGGTGTTCTGGGAGATCGGGGACAAGTCCCCGAATGAGATTATTGAAACGAAATAGAATCACGCAGTTGTGCGAGCAACGCATTGAACTGCTTCTGTGTTAAGCCTGCGCCAATAATCTCGCTTGTGAGCTTCTTGACCAGCTTAGGTGGAACTTCAACGGCGTTACTCTCACGAGCACCACAGATGAATGTGACTGTGCGACTGAGTGCCTTGCGACACGTTTCGTATCCGCTTGCACTTGAGTCGAGCACTTGCTTGCCTGAGCCTGAGCCTTCGCCCGTCACAAGCTCGATCGACCACACGCTAGCGAACACGGGCAACAACAATGCTCGCACACTATCGTGTGACTTGCGACCATATTGCTTCTTAAGCGCAACACGGGCAATCTCGGCTTTCGCTGATGCGTCACTCTCTGTTTTGATTGCGACGACTTGACTTCTAGTTGATACTGCCATGATAACTCTCCTTGAGTTTGATTGGGGACTTGTCCCCGATTGGTTGATGTGTCTCCGAGGGCGATCTCCCTCATTGACAACTCTAGTTTACAAAGTATGGGGGAAAATAAACTTGCCTAAAGTCTGCAGAGTTGGCTGTGGCGTTGACCCCACCCTACCCCCACCACCCCGTTTTGGGGCATGCCGATGGATAGGACATAAACACTGTTCCATAGCCGCAAATCAAATTTTCAAAAAACAGGATCCAAATACCCACATTACGATCCCCCACCCCCTAAAAATTTTAAAAAATTCCCAAGGATCAATGTCAAACGTTGGACACTACAGTATAAAAAAAGCCCCGAACCTTGCGACTCGGGGCGAAGATGGCAACTCAACAACCATCAAGGAGAAGCAATGACTTGCGCCATCACCGGAAATAAGTGTACACTAACACCAACGAGGCCACAAGTGCGACGCCAGCACTAACCCTACGCAATGCTAGAACATTTAATTAACGGCGAGTTTCATCCAGAGGTGGTAGACGCCACTGCGGAAGTGCTGTCTTTTGAAAAGGCAGATCCAACTACGACCATTGACGCCAAAGTTAAGACGGCTCAGTGGCTCAAAGACTTGGAACTGGACGATGACGAGATTGAGTCCAAGGCAGAACAAGAATCTGCTCGTAAATCTTTTGCAAGCCTCGTGTCAGGTCAACCTGTTGGTAATACGCAACAAGCGCTAGCTAATTTAAAAACCCCTGCGGCAGTGCAGCATTTAGTTGGGATGCTGACAGCATACGATTGGGCGTTTGTCGAGCAGGCCAAGGAACTCAGGGGCTATGCAGTAGCACAAATTTTAGAAGAAGTCAAGCACCCCGACGCCCGTATACGCCTGAAAGCACTTGATATGCTCGGCAAGGTCACCGAAGTGGCGCTGTTTACTGAGCGGATTGAGGTGAAGAAGACCCAGATGTCAGACGTTGAGCTTGAGATGCGCATTAAAGAGAAACTCAACAGGTTCATGGGTGTGATCGACGTTGTTGATGTGACAGAAGACAAAGATGAAGCCTGAGAACTTCACAACTTTAAGCAGACTTGAGCTAGAAGCTATGGCCAAGGCGTTGCCGCACTTGTCTAAACAGGATAAATTGGAGCTTTTTGAAGATTTAGACTTGCGTGAGTCCCGCGCCAAACTACAGGCGGCTAAAACAAACATGCTGGGGTTTGCCACTGCGGTGTATCCGGGCTTTAAAATTGGCCCCCACCACAGGAAGCTGGCTAAAATATTTACAGATGTGGTTGAGGGCAGGAAAAAACGCGTGATTATTAACATTGCGCCTCGTATGGGTAAGTCTGAGTTCTCGTCTTACCTGTTTCCTGCGTACTTTCTAGGTAAATACCCTGAGAAAAAGATCATCATGGGCACGCACACTGCGGGTCTGTCTGAAGATTTTGGGCGGCGCATACGTAACTTGATCGATTCAGATGAATACAGAGAAGTTTTCCCCAACACTATGGTGGCAGACGATCAAAAAGCTGCCGGTAAGTGGTCTACAAGCGCTGGCGGTCAGTACTATGCTGCTGGTGTCGGGGGCGCTCTTGCTGGTCGTGGTGCTGATCTGTTCGTTATTGACGATCCTCACTCGGAACAGGACGTAAAGTCCAACAGTAGACTTGCGTTTGATACAGCTTGGTCTTGGTTCCAGACGGGCCCACTGCAGCGTTTGATGCCGGGTGGTGGGATTATCATTGTGATGACCCGTTGGTCGCTCCTAGACCTGACTGGGCGCCTGATTGACTACCAAACCAAGAACCCCGAGGCGGTTCCATGGGAAATCGTGGAGTTGCCAGCCATTTTGAACGAGGACGAAGAAGACGAGAAGTCTCTATGGCCAGAGCAGTGGTCGCTGGAAGCGCTTAAATCAACGAAAGCCAGCATTGACCCACGGTATTGGAACGCGCAGTACATGCAGCAGCCCACATCAGAGAACTCGGCCATCGTGAGCCGTAAGATGTGGCGTATTTGGGAGCCGGAAGACCCACCAAAGTGCGAATACATCATCCAGTCTTGGGATACGGCGTTTGAAACCAAGAACAACTCCGACTATTCAGCTTGTACAACATGGGGGATCTTTTACAATGAGGAAGAAAACGACACGCCTCAGCTTATCTTGCTGGATGCTTTCAAAGACAGGATGGCTTTCCCTGAACTCAAGGTCATCGCGCTCAAAAACTACAAAGAGTGGGAACCAGACGCGTTCATTGTGGAGAAAAAAGCCGCCGGTGCACCACTGATTCAAGAACTTAGAGCGCTGGGCATTCCAGTCCAAGAGTTCAGCCCGTCACGTGGTAACGATAAGATGGTGCGAGTCAACGCGGTTGCAGATTTGTTCAGTTCAGGTAAAGTCTGGGCACCCGACACACGCTGGGCACGAGAAGTGATTGAAGAGATGGCCGCGTTCCCAGTTGGGGAGCACGACGACTACGTGGATACGACAACACAGGCGCTGCTACGCTTTAGGCAAGGCGGTT